TACTTCTTATTCAGGAAGATTAGTAGATGATAAATTTCTTCCAGTTTTGAACCCAGCAATGATTAGGTTTAAGCCAGAAGCTAAAAAACCTTGGATTGAAGCTAGAAACAAGATTATTAAGTATGTGCAAGGTGAAGCTTCCGAGGCTGAAATTGATAGAAGCCAATTCATCGGTATAGAAGATGAAGAGGAAGCATTGAAATACGTAAAAAATGCTATAAACTATGACGACGATGATGTTATAGGGCTTGACTCTGAAACATCTGCGTTGTACCCTCGAAATGGGGAAATTCTTGGCATATCTCTGACGTATAAGCCCGACTCTGGGGCTTACATCTCAGCAGATTGCATATCCCCTGAGGTAGAAGAAGCTCTACAAATGCTCTTTGATAAAAAGGCTGTAGTCTTTCATAATGCTAAATTTGACCTCGCTTTCTTTGAATACCACTTCGGCTTTAAGTTTCCTAACTTTCAAGATACAATGTTGATGCATTATACTCTTGATGAAACTCAGGGTAGCCATGGTCTAAAAGAATTAGCAATGAAGTTCACTAAGTATGGAGACTATGAACAAGAACTAGTAGAGTGGCGAGAAAACTACTGTAGAAAGAATAGAATTAGAAAAGGGGACTTTACCTATGATCTAATTCCTTTCGATATAATGTACTATTATGCCGCGATAGATTCCTGCGTGGCTTATATGCTCTACAAGAAGTTCAAATCCTATTTGGATAGGAACGAACGTCTTACTAATGTATACAGAAACATTCTACTGCCAGGCTGTAGGTTCTTAACAGATATTCAAGATAATGGGGTTCCTTTCGATAAAGATAGGTTGCTATTCTCTCAAAAAATGATGGAAGAGCAGATTGCTGCAGCAGTAGAAGGTCTATCTAAATTTCCAGAAATCGCTAAAATGGAAGAAGATACTGGAAAACAGTTTAACCCTAATAGCACTATTCAGCTCAGGAAACTACTGTTTGATTATGTAGGTCTTAAGCCCACAGGTAAACTAACTGGTAAGGGAGCACATTCTACAGATTCTGAAGTACTTGAACAGCTTTCAGAAAAACATGAGATTCCAAAGTATATTCTAGAACTAAGGAAAAGTTTGAAGATTAAATCCACTTATATTGATAAAATTATACCTCAGCTTGACAGAGATAGTAGACTACGGACTAATTTTAATCTTCATATGACTACCAGTGGGAGGCTGTCTTCTTCAGGTAAGCTTAATATGCAGCAACTTCCTCGCGATAACCCTACTGTCAAGGGTTGTATAAAAGCAAGACCAGGGTATAAAATTGTTGCAATGGATTTGTGATAAAGTCCCCTATATTGGTAACAATATAGTGAAAACTCCTCTAATTGCTGGAAACCCCTTAGAGCTTTCTAGGCTACAACGTGGTCTGCAAAGACGAGCGTGAATGCTTAAAAACTAGGAAGATTGGGCAATCAGCAGCTAAGACTCTATTAATAGAGTAAAGTTCAGAGACTATCCGAAAGGAGTAGGGGTTACAAACCTCGAAACGGGGAGCAACCTAAACAGGTTGAAGATATAGTCCGGCCCTTTTTGAAAAATTAGGGATTAACCGTTAACCACAGCAGAGATGTATTATGCAGCAGTTCTTTCCGATGACCTTACACTGCAAGATGTATTTAAAAGTGGAGGAAACTTTCACTCCGCGATTGCTAAGAAAGTGTTCAATCTTAAATGTCCGGTAGAAGAGGTTGCCGAATCACACTCCGAGCTTCGTCAAGCCTGTAAGGCTATTTCCTTCGGAATCCTTTACGGGGCTTCTCCACAAAAGATAGCCGATACAGCAGGTTTATCAGTAAGTAAAGCCAAACAAGTTATTGATGATTATTTTGGAACTTTTTGGAAATTGAAAGAATGGATTGATGAGACTAGAGATTTTATCCAAACAAATGCCTACGTCTATTCTCCCTTTGGTCGAAAACGTAGACTCCCAAATGTTAAATCCTCAGATAGAGGGATTGTCGGTCATGAACTTAGATCGGGCTTAAATTTTATAATTCAGTCGGTTAGTTCAGATATTAACCTACTAGCTGGTATTGATACACATAATGAGATAAAAGAGAAAAATATGGGAGCTAAAATCTTTGCTTTGGTACATGACTCTATACTAGCAGAAGTCCCAGAAGAAGAAGTAGATGAATATTGTACAATGCTTGAATATCATACCCAAAAGGACAGAGGGGTAGGTATCCCAGGCACTCCAGTAGGATGTGACTTCGATATTGCGGACGACTACTCGCTAGGCAAGTTTGAGAAATTTTATGCAGATAGACTACAGGCAACTTAAAACTATAAAATTTCCGATATATCCTCTTCCATCAGATAATATAGAAGAGATGGATGGATTAATATTTGAGGGTGGTTTCGTTGTAGATGATAAAAACCAAGAAGGAGAAACTTTAGGAATTCGCAGGTTACAAAGTCCACATAAACTTCTTCCGCTTAGACGCTGTTATTATGAGGTTGCAGGGTTGATGCGTTCTAAAAATAAAATATTTATAGATTCAGCAGGAAAAGTTTTTATATACCAAAAAACTAAGATGGTGTCCGTAAAACCTCATAAAATATTAAGAGTAATTCCTAAAGATACATACTCAGTAGTAAAACTATCAAATATCCATAATGGGTTTATCGTTGCGAGACCACCCTCACCTGGCCTAGAGTGGGCATCGGTATTATACCTAAATAGGTTTCCTTGGTTAATTTACGAATTTACTGAGGAACGAGAAAAAACTAAGAAAAGGAAGATTTAATGAAGGGTAAAACCTATATAATTGATACTAATGTTCTAGTGCATGACTTTCATTCTTTTCATAATATTCTAAAAGATAATGTAGTAGTAATACCGTACACAGTTTTAGAAGAATTAGATAAACTAAAAACTAAAAATGATGAAGTGGGGGTAAACGCTAGAAACGTTATTCGTAAGATTGAGCAAGAACAAATAAACAATAACCCTAGAGTCATAATTGCCGAAGTAGATAATTCTATCCCTGGGCCGGATGATAGAATTTTAGAAGTTTGTAAAGACTTGCGAGAAGCCGAGCCTACCCTGGTGAGCAAAGACGTGTGCCTTCGCACAAAAGCGCGCGCTTTTGGTATCAGAACAGAAGATTACAAAGCAGATAAAGTAGAAGTATCAAATCTATACACTGGAATGGCTGAGGAAATTTTTGCCCCAGCCGATGTAGTTACTAATATTTATCTACGAGGAGAGTATCTTGTAGAGGATATTGCGGGATTGCGTAAACATGTCAAACTTTATCAAAATCAAGCGGTAACGCTTGTAAATGATACGGATTTGACTAACAGAGCCTATGCTATTCATAAAAATGGGACGCTAGAGTTAATAGACAACAAAGTAAAGCCTTTTGATCTAACTCCTGCAAATCTTGAGCAACAAATTCTAGTGAATCACTTGCTAGACCCGGAGGTTAGTTTAGTCACCGTAACTGGAGCAGCTGGTAGTGGGAAGACACTAGTTGCAGTTGCTTGTGCATTAGAGTCTGTAATGACACGAGATGAGTATAGTAAAGTAACGGTTGCAAGGCCAATAATGCCTTTCCAGAAAGATATAGGGTTTCTTCCTGGAGACATCGCAGAGAAGGTATCACCCTGGTTTATGCCTATTGTCGATAACTTAGACTTTCTAATGCCAATGGCTAAACAACCTAAGAGTAAATCAGGTGCTCGACTTTCAGCATTTGAAGAACTACAAGCACAAGGAATACTAGAAATGTGCCCTCTTACATTTATTCGAGGACGCAGCATGCCAGACCAGTATATTATAGTTGATGAAGCTCAGCAGGTAACTGTAGCTGAAATGAAAACTATTCTTACTCGTGTAGGGCAGGGCACAAAAATTGTACTTACAGGAGACTACAGCCAGATTGATAATCCATACCTATCAGCTGACTCTAATGGGCTTGTACATTGTGTTGAAAAGTTTAAAGACGAAAGTATAGCAGCCCACATATCTTTGCAGAAATGCGAGCGAAGCGAGCTGGCGGAAATATCGAGTAAACTACTATGAAAAAGGCAATCTTATGTAATAGAATCTTTTTAGAGGTTGACGACGAGACTAGAGTTAAACTAAGAAAAGAACTAACGTATAAGATTCCTCCTACTAGACGACACGAACCACCTCTTACAATTCGTAATGTGCAAAGCGTTATGAAAGGGGTAATTTCAATTCCTTCTGGTAGAGAGGATCTGATTCCAGAAGGTTACGAAATAGTAGACAAACGAATTAATAGCCCAGTTGAATTCCCAGAGTTTAAGTATACCCTAAGAGACTCTCAACAAGAGATATACGACCAGATTAATTCTAGTGCAATAATAAATGCTACAGTGTCTTTTGGTAAAACTTTTACAGCTTTAGCTATTGCTGGAAAGTTAAAACAAAAGACTTTAGTAGTAACCCACACAGTAGCTCTTAGAAATCAGTGGGAGCGAGAAATTAAAAAAGTGTATGGGATTTCTCCAAGTGTTATTGGTTCTGGCAGATTTGAATTAGCTGGGCCAATAGTAATCGGAAATATACAAACTCTTTATAATAATATTGATCGAATTAAAAAGGAGTTTGGGACTTTAATCTTGGACGAAATGCATCACTGCTCAGCCGCTACATTTTCTAAAGTAGTAGATAGGTCCTGGGCTACTTATAAAATTGGGCTATCTGGTACAGTTAAACGTAAAGATGGTAAGCATGTAGTATTCACAGATTATTTTAGTAGTAAGATTTTCCAACCCCCTGTAGAGAACTCTATGGAGCCTGAGATTCATCTTCATAAGTCTGAGATACGTCTTATTGATGGAGAAATACCTTGGGCTACTAAGATGAATAAGCTAGCGTATGACCAAGATTATCAACATAGTGTAGCTTTATTAGCTTCCTACTATGCTAGTAAAGGGCATAAAGTTCTGGTAGTATCAGATCGAGTTGAATTTCTTATCTCCTGCGCCGAGTTAGTTGGTTCTAATGCTATTAGTGTTACGGGTGCTATAAAGGACTTTGAAGAGCGTGAGAGATTATTAAAACAAGTAAGCTCAGGTGAGTACAATGTTCTTTGTGGTACACAAAGTATATTCTCGGAGGGGATATCCTTAAACGAACTGTCTTGTTTAATTATGGCTACCCCTATAAATAATGAACCTTTACTTGAACAGCTAATAGGCAGAATACAACGAATCTGTGAAGGAAAACCAACCCCCGTAGTAGTAGATATAAATTTACTTGGGGGTATAGCTAAAAGACAGGCGGAAAATAGATTAGGTTTCTATCTTCGTAAAGGATGGAAAGTTAGCACCATCTAAAATTGTTCTTGACATTTACCTCAATCTTTAGTATAATAGTAGTATAAATAATGGTTAGGAAGTATAAAAATTATGGTCTTTTATAACTGGAGGAGAATTTATGCGCTAACTAAGGGGTCGTCTTTCAAAATCTTTGACGTAATTGAGTACTTAACCTACAGAAAATTACCTTGGAATAAACTATCAAAACACTATTGGGTATCCCAACATGATTGGCATGGAGATAGTTTTCTTATTAATCCGCGTGACTTACTAGAACAAGGTCAGCTTATAACTACTAAAAGAGACATCGCCGAATACGTCGGCTTAGCTAGTATGAGAAACTACGCGGAGTATAAAGTTTTTGGTGACCCAACATTAGACTTCCTCGCCTGTAGCGGGAAGGAAGACATTATTCAACGGAATAGACTTCTACGATTAGAAGATGGTAGAGTACATTTTCTATACGAAGATGCCGTTCCAGACAAAAAGGAGTAAAGTATTATGGCTATTGCATTTAACAAGACTAATGGTTCAGCGAAAAAAGGTGGAGCAAAGTATTACGAGTACAAGATGGGTGATAATAAAGTACGAATCTTCGGAGAAGTGCTCCCTCGCTATATTTACTGGGTATCTGGTACAAACGGTAAAAACGTACCTTTTGAGTGCCTAGCATTTAATCGAGATACTGAAACATTTGATAAAGCCGAGCGAGATTACGTACAGGAGATGTATCCAGACCTTCGCTGCAGCTGGTCTTATGCCGTTAAATGTATTCAGGATGGAGAAGTAAAAATTATGTCTCTCAAAAAGAAGCTGTTCGAGCAGATTCTCACAGCTGCCGAGGATTTGGGAGACCCTACCGACCTTGAGACAGGTTATGATATCTGTTTTAAAAAGGTAAAAACTGGAAGTATGGCTTATAATGTGGAATACCAATTCCAGCCTCTCAAGTGTAAGCCTAGCCCAGTAACTGATGAAGAGCGTAAGCTTATTGAAGAATCAAAGCCTATTGATGAACTGCTTCCTCGTGAATCAGCCGAAGACCAGAAAAAACGACTTGATAAACTTATGAGTATGGTTGATGGTGAAGAGGAGAAGGAAGAGGAAGTTGATTCTGAAATAGCTGACGAGTTTGATGTAGAATAATATGAAAATACTATTAACAGCAGATTATCATATAAAGTTAGGGCAGAAAAACGTGCCTTTTGATTGGGCTGTTAATAGGTTTGAAAGTTTATTTCAGCAAATTCACTCTATTGATTGTGACGTCCATGTGGTAGCCGGTGATATATTTGACCGGCTACCATCATTGGATGAGTTAAAAGTATTTTATCAATTCGTACTAGGATGCACTGTAGATACATATATTATTGATGGTAATCATGAGGCTACTAAGAAAGGGCACACTTTCTTAGAGAAGCTTACTGATATTGTGCAACTATTAAATCCTAAAGTTAGAATTGTCACTAGTATTGAGGAATTTGACTGGGGCACTCTGCTCCCTTACTGTAAATTAAAGCAGAAGGGAGTTTTTGCGTCTTTGGATAAGAGTAAGCCTCTTTTTACACATGTTAGAGGAGAAATTCCTCCTCATGTCAAACCAGAAATAGACTTAGACCTATTATCAGATTTTCCAGTAGTTTATGCAGGAGACCTACACTCTCATTCTAATACTCAAAGGAATATAGTATATCCAGGTTCTCCTATTACTACAAGTTTCCACCGCTCTCTAGTAAGTACAGGATATGTACTAATTGAGGATGCTAGCTGGGAGTGGCATAAATTTGAAGTTCCACAATTAATACGTAAGACAGTTACATCAGAAAAAGAGATGATACTGACAGATTACCATCATACTATTTATGAGTATGAAGGAAATCTAGCAGAACTATCAGATGTTAAAAATACCGAGTTACTGGATAAGAAAATAGTTAAACGTAGTTCAGAGGCATCTCTAATTCTTACTAATAATATGACTATAGAAGACGAGCTGTCTGAGTTCTTCCTGTATATTCTAGAGCTGAGCGAAGCTGAAACCAAAGAAGCTATAGGAGTTTTTCGTGATAATATTTAAAGAGTTAAAATGGGATAACTGCTTCAGTTATGGAGTTGGTAATTCTCTTAGGCTTGACGGTGATTCCCTCACTCAGCTAGTAGCAGAGAACGGCAGCGGAAAGTCCTCTATACCTCTCATTCTTGAAGAAGTGCTCTTCAACAAAAACTTCAAAGGCATCAAAAAGGCGGATATTCCCAACAGGACAGGAGATGGTACATATAATATTTCATTATCTTTTGAAGTAGACGGTGAAGACTATTTAGTTGATTTAAAACGCACTAAAAGTATCAAACTGAAGCTGTTCAAGAATGGGAAGGATATCTCTAGTCATACTGCTACTAGCACTTTTAAGCAGATTCAAGAAATATTAAAAATTGACTATAAAACATTCACCCAACTAGTCTACCAAGGCAATAACTCAGGGCTTCAATTCCTCACTGCTACCGATACAACTAGAAAGAAATTTTTAATAGAACTCTTAGGGCTGGAAAAATATGTTGAGTATTATGAAACTTTTAAAACTGTGGCGAGGGAAACAAATATTTCAGTTTCTGCGCTTGAGTCTAAGTGTGAAACTATTAAAGGCTGGCTTGAAGATAATAAACTAAAAGACGATAGTGAGTGGGAAATTCAAGAAATTAATATAAGTACTGAACACTTAGAGAAAGAATTAGCTGAATTAAAAGTATCAAAAGACAACATAGAACAGACTAATCGTAAAATTACCTCTAATAACAGTAACAAGAAGCGTCTAGATGAGCTTAGTAATAAACCTAAGATTACTACTGAAACTACTAAAATAGATACGTCTAGTATTAACTCTGAAATAGGCGGTTTAAAATCTGAGCAAAGGACAATTAAAGCTCAAGTAGATAAAGTTAAGTCTGTAAACCAAGAATGCCCTACCTGTAAGCAGAAAGTTTCTGAAGAGTTTAAAGAAAACTACATTTCTAGTAAACGAGAAGAATTTAACAAGCTAAAAGAAAAGCTTGAAAAGCTTAAAACTGAACTAAAGGGTGCACAAGAACATAATAAAGCAGTAGAAGCCCAACAAGCAAGAGACAAAGAGTTTGAAAAAATCTACCAAACTATTGATAGCTCTCTCCCAGAAGAACTGCTAGTAAAAGATGACCTTGAAGAACAAATACAGGCTCTCACTTCTAAGATTAAGGAACAGCGTAGTAAATTAAACACTATAATCGCTAAAAATCAAGAAGCTGAGCGGCATAATACCAAGGTTAAGTTATACAAAGAACAGAGCGCAAGTTATCTTACTAAACTAAAAGAAGCTGAAGAAGAGTTAAAAGAAGTAAAACATTATCGTAAAAGCGTAGAATTGCTTAAAAAAGCATTCTCTACTAATGGTTTATTAGCGTATAAGATAGAAAATCTTGTAAAAGAGTTGGAGGATTTAGCTAATACTTATTTAGCTGAGTTAAGCGACGGTAGATTTACTATAGACTTCTTTGTTGAAAAAGACAAGCTAAATATCAATATTACAGATGAAGGCAAAGATACGCTAATCACCGCTCTTTCCAGCGGAGAATTAGCACGGGTTAATATAGCCACCCTACTAGCTATAAGAAGTCTAATGAACAGTATTTCTAAATCTAGAATAAATACTTTATTCTTGGATGAAATTATTAATACACTGGACGAGTTTGGTAGAGAGAAGCTAATTGAAGTCCTTTCCAAAGAGAAGAATTTAAATAGTTTTGTCGTATCGCACGGCTGGGAACATCCAATGCTAACTAAAGTAGGAATTAGCAAGGAGGAAGGAATAAGTAGAATAGACTATGGCGGTTGATAGTAGAGCAAAGGGAGCGCGCGGTGAATACCAAGCGCGCGACCTATTACGTAAATATACGGATTACCAATGGGAGCGTGTGCCTGCTTCAGGTGCGCTAAGTTACCTCAAAGGTGACCTTTATGTCCCAAATGAGGATAATAAATATATGATCGAAGTTAAAAACTATGAGGAGCCTATCTTCGACCATAAAGTATTCACCAATAAGAGTTCTCCCTTTACAAAGTTCTGGCAAAAAGCGGTGGAGCAAGCAGGGGAACGAGATCAACATCCCGTATTAGTATTTAAACATAATAGAAGTAAATTTTTCGTTGCCGTAGATAGGGAACCTAAGAGTGTAAATAGATTCATGTTCATTAAATGGTTGGATGTGTATGTTCTTATGTTTGAAGAATGGCTACAGAAAGAGGAAATTGAATGGCTAAAAAATTCGGCGAATTAGGAGAAGTTGACAATAGTAGAGTTCTCATTGTTGACGCACTCAACGTCTCTTTTACTTTCTTTGCTAAAAAACAATGGGATTTTGCTGATGATTTTCTTGATTTTTGCAGGTCATTGGCTAGGTCTTACAAATGTGGGAGAATTCTTATCACAGCGGATAAAGGTTCCTCCAGTTATCGCAAGGAAATTTTCCCTGACTACAAAGGTAATCGTAAAGATTTACAGGAAAAGCAAACCGAGCAAGAAAAACAAGATTTTGAAATGTTCATCCAAGGCTATAATGACATGCTAGAAATAGCTGAAGATGAAGGTTATACAGTTTTAGCTTACCAAGGGGTAGAAGCGGATGATATTGCTGCCTATCTTGTCAAATATAAAAACGATTTTGGATTTGGTAATATCTTTTTAGTAAGTTCTGATAAAGACTGGGACTTGTTGCTTAACCATGAAGTACAGCGATTCTCCCATATGACTAGGAAGGATTATACTATAGATACGTGGGTAGATAGATACGAATTTCACCACGATGACTATATATCTTATAAGTGTCTGACAGGAGATGCGGGAGATAACGTACCTGGGGTAAACGGAATTGGGGATAAACGAGCCACTCAACTAATAGAACAGTATGGTTCGGTATTTGATATTTATGACCAACTTCCGTTACCTGGTAAGCAAAAATTTGTGCAAAATCTCAATGACTTTGGTGAACAACTTCTTACTAATGTTGAGTTAATGGATTTATTAACTTATTGTGATGAAGCTATTGGAGAAGATAATATAGCTGATATAAGGGAGAAACTGAATGACTGATAAAGACCTAGATAAAGAGCTTGAAATTATAATCAAGAATACAAAGTCAATTGAATCTCTTAGAGCATTATATAACATTAACAAGACTTTAGAAGACAGAAAAGCAGAAAAACTTGATGAATTAGAGCAAAAAATACGTGCACTGACAGAGGAACATGATAAACTCGCTCAAAAAAGTTCACCTTGGGCATTATCATATTCAGAGATAATAAAACGCAGAATATCAGAACTAATAGTAGGAGACGACGAATGCTCAGAATAGTAACAGATAATCCTAATCAATTCCAGAAAGCACACTCCGCAGATGCGGGGTACGACATACTTTCTTCCGAGGATAAGAAGGTCAGCGCCGGTAGCCGTGCATTAATTTCCACAGGATTACGTGTGGCTATTCCAGAAGGATATGTAGGGATTATTAAACCACGTAGTGGGCTTTCTGTAAAGCATAGTATAGATATTGGTGCCGGAGTAGTTGATAGCGGGTACACTGGTGAAGTAAAAGTATGCTTTATAAATAATGGAAAAGTACCTTATCATATCAAAAAAGGAAACAAAATAGCTCAGATGGTAGTAGTTCCAATCTATACAGAAGAAGTAAAGAGAGTGGCTTCTATTGAAGAATCTGAACGCTCTGAGGGAGGATTCAATTCTAGTGGTTACTAGTACTAAACCTACGGGATTTTTACATAGTACTAAACCTACGAGATTTTTACATAGTACTAAACCTACGGGATTTTTACATAGTACTAAACCTACGGGATTTTGAAAGGATACAAATGGATAAGAATTTTAGAACACTAATGGCTGAAGCTAAGTTCTTTGAGGGCTACGCTCGATTTGATGATAATCTTGGTAGGTACGAAACTTGGGAGGAAGCTGTAACTCGTGTAATGAATATGCACAGAGATTACTACTCTAACCTCATGACTCCTGAGCTAAAAGATTATATTGACTTTGCTGAACGCATGTATAAAGATAAAAAAGTTCTAGGAGCACAACGAGCACTTCAATTTGGAGGCGATCAACTTCTAAAAAACCATGCTAGGCTTTATAACTGCGCTGCAACCTATGCAGACCGACCTGAGTTTTTTGGAGAATGTTTTCATTTAATGCTTTGTGGTTGTGGAGTAGGCTTCTCTGTACAAAGGCCTCATGTTGCTAGTATGCCTGAGATTAGGCGCAGAGATAAAGACCCTAAAACTTTTGTAGTCCCTGATAGTATTGAAGGGTGGGCTAGAGCATTGGACGTTCTAATGTCTAGCTTCTTCACTAGTGGGGTACATCAAGAGTATGAAGGGCATAAAGTTTATTTCGATCTTGAGCAAATACGCCCCAAAGGGGCACATATCTCAGGAGGCTTCAAAGCACCTGGGCCAGAACCTCTACGTAAAGCGCTAGATAGAATAGAGCAAATGCTAAAAGATATTCTAAAATCTGGGCGCACAACTCTTAAACCAATAGATATTTATGATATCACGATGCACGCGGCAGATGCCGTGATAAGCGGCGGTGTCCGCCGAGCTGCTACTATTTGTCTCTTCTCTCTCGATGATAAAGAAATGATGAGAGCTAAGACAGGGAATTGGTTTAATGATAATCCTCAACGTGCTAGAAGCAATAATTCAGTTGTACTTTTAAGAGATGAAACTTCATATACGGAATTAAAAGCTATTGTTGATTCTATAAAAGAATGTGGAGAACCTGGGTTTGTATTCTCTGATGATATAGACACTCTATTTAACCCTTGTTGTGAAATCGGTCTTTACCCCCGCCTTGAAAGCGGAAATACAGGGGTTCAGATGTGTAACCTTACAGAGATTAATGGAGGGCTTTCAAATACAAAAGAGGAATTTTTCGAACAATGTCAAGCAGCTGCAATTCTAGGTACTCTACAAGCTGGTTATACTAATTTTAAGTTTCTAAACGAGGAATCTCATAAGCTGATTGAAGAGGAAGCTCTTATTGGGGTAGGAATAACTGGTTGGATGAATAACCCAGATATATTATTTGACAAGAATAATATGGTTGGAGGAGCAGAGATTGTAAAGGCAACCAATAAAGTATTAGCAGAAATTTTAAGAATTAACCCAGCAGCTAGATGTACGACAGTAAAACCTTCTGGTAATTCTAGCGTTTTGCTAGAAACTACAAGTGGTATTCACGGAGAGCATGCTCCTGCATATATTCGTAACGTTCAGTTTAATAAAGAGACAGAAATTGCTAAGATTTTTGAAAAACTGAACCCTGATATGGTGTCAGATTCAGTATGGTCACAAAATGGTACTGATATATGTGTTTCTTTTCCAGTGATTAGCCCAAAAGGCAGTAAGTATAAATCAGAACTACTAGGAGTTAAACAACTAGAATATGTGAAGAGAGCTCAACAGTATTGGATAGAATATGGTACTGACATAGACTTATGCCGTAAGCCTTATTTAAGACATAACGTTTCTAATACAATTACTGTGGACGATTGGGATGAAGTAATTGACTATGTATACGATAACAGAGATTATCTATGCGGAGTATCATTTCTATCGGAATTCGGAGATAAAGCCCTACCTCAGGCTCCCTTTACAGAAGTACTAAATCTACAACAATTGACGGACAAATATGGAGCAGAAGTGCTCCTAACTTCCGCACTTATTGAGGCAGGTCTTCATGCTTTTAATGATGATTTATGGTTGGCATGTGATACTGCTCTCGGTAGAGGTAAAGATATTAGTAAAGAAACGCACAGTAATATTCCTAAGCGAGATTTTGTACGTAGATTTGAAAAATTTGCCAAAAACTTCTCTACTAAAGAAGAATGTGCTGAATGCCTCAAAGATGTATATCTATTTCATAGATGGTGGAAGATACAGAAAAACGCTAGATTTATTAATTTTGTAGAAGAGTTAGAGGAAAAGACTTACACTGATATTAACACTATGGGCGCACAAGCCTGCGCAGGAGGCGCATGTGAGTGGGGATCGTAAATTTGCTACAAATGAAGAAATACTAGAAGCCTTGGGAATATCTAATATAGATAATATATGCAAAGTCGAGATAATATTACTCCCAGAATGCTTACCTACTTTAAAAGTAACTCGGTATATTGACAATGCAGAAACTTTAACACAGTTCACAATTAGAAAAAGATAAACAAAAAGCCTCTACTACGAATATGTAGTAGAGGCTTTTTTGTTATTCTTTAGTAGAATCAAAATCAAACTCAGGCCACTCAGCCTCTCTTAACATGTCTTCAATTTCTGCGATAGTCATATTAGATACATCATTATCACTAATATCTTTAATTCCTTTAATTACTTCTACTAAAACGGGTAGTAATTGTTTAATTAATTTAATATCCATACGCAATTTCTCCTATCTTAGTCAAAGTATCAAATAGGTTTTTTCGTGCACGTTCTCGCTCATCTTCAAACTCTTTCTGGTTACTAAGGTATAAAAGTTCAAATTCTAAAGCATTAGTATATAACTTTTGAGATTTCTTATATAAGGAAGCGGCTTTATCACACTGTTTCTGATTAAGTACGCCCTCAGAACATAAACTATCAGCTGTCCTAGCTGCTAAAACTATTGATTCTTGGGCTGTTTTCAGCTGTCTTGCGCTATCCTTAGCGCTATATGCTGCACAGCCGGAGAGTAGCACTATTAGTAAAAATCCTATAAAAATTCTCATAAAATCCCCTCAATAATTAGAACCTATACCAAGTATTGCTCCAATTCTAACACCCCAATAACCTTTTAACTGTTCCCATTTAGTGCCTCTAATACCAATATCTTCTCGAAAAAGTTTATCAGCAATCTTACGCTCTTCTTTGTTTTTAGCGATAGAGCATCTAAAATCGTGTCTGCAACTAGCTATAGGATGCTTCCACTTGGGGAATCCTATAATAGGCATATTCCTCAGGGGCCCACTGGAGCTTCCATTCCATACAAATTTAGTAGGAATAAAACTTTCACCACAAGGCAATGGTTTTGTTAATTGCATGTGATCTGGTTTACCTGGAACAGAACTCATATAAATTTTTCTATCCCAACCTTTTAAAACTAGTTCAGTCTCTTTTGTAAAATAATTTTTCATACCTACACCTTTAATAATGAGATAGCTTTAAAATCTCTCTCTAAGCCAGAGTCTACTTTACTTGCTGATGTGGCTCCTTGTTCTACAATTATTCTTCCCACTAAAGCTGCATATAATATCTTCTGAGTCTTTATTTTTATACTTTGTAGCACTTTTCTAGCAATAATTCTATCAGTATAAGAATAAGCCTTAATTCTAGTAGTAGTCTGCATTAGAAATTCTCCCTCACTTGGAAGTTTACTACCTCATAGACTATCTCTTTTCCTTCTAAATCTTCGGTGTATACTTCTCCTTCATAGTAACCTGCAGCACGTTCTGCGAGCAGATCTTTCAGTGGGAAGAGAATCTCGCCGTCTTGTGGGGTTACTATATCTGCGATAATTGTAACTAACACAGAAGTAGTATTTCTAGCACGTACTTTCATCTTTACCTCTAACCCTGAAAGATTAACAGGGTTAGAGGTATCTTTACGTACTATAGTCATATGTAATTGAGATTTATCATCATTTGACACTAGATAATGCATTATTTTCTCCTAAATTACCCACAATGGTAGGTACATGCTATTATTTTTACTACATTGTTGTTTATCTCTTCTTGTGTCCAGACTATATCTTCTCGCGCTTTGGCTACAGTATAATTGTGAAGAAGATCGTCATCTTGTCTCATTCCTTTGCCTGGAGTTGAGCTAGAGCAAATATAATCACCTATTTCTATATTTCCACCTTCTGCGACTACATTTACACAGCCTTCACCTAAAGCATTGAAAGAAATATAATTATAATTTTCATAAATATTAAAAAACTCTTCTTGTAGTGTGCTCCAGTTCTCGTCGTTTATATTATTATAGATATACCTATATAAAGTTATAGGCATTGTTGAATACGAAAATAAATACATAAAATCAGAGAAAGAATCTTGTCTTTCAAAAGAAATTTTATCGGTAGCTTCTATTCCTACTACCTTTGAAAATACTCCAACAACCTGCTTCATTTTGGTAGCCTGAGATTCTCGTAGAGACCCTAAAGTATTAGACACTCCCACTTTAAAGAAGTTTTTAATATCGCATACTATATCCCCTTGAGATATATCAATACTTTTAGGCATTAAAGCATCGTGCGACCCTGTAAATGGAGAATAGTCAGATCCAGAACCTGCAGCGTAAAAATTGTGATCTGAGCCGTACGCTATAAAACCGTATCTAGCTGTGGACATAACTCCCACATATCCGTCCCCATAAGTGCTTGAGTTAGTTGTTGCTCTAATAGCAATAGCTTGACTTACATGAGAGTTATAATTTTGAACCTCTACAGTTGGGTATGCATCGTCATTACTAGACTCTACCCATAAAGACCTACCTCTAGTATACTCACTATAACCTATTCTAGCTGCAGTCCTCTCGCTCGGAGAAGACCCATCATTATTAGTGTCTTCTAAACCTAAACTGGCTATTGGAACTACATCATTGTTTAAATTACTGTCTCCAGAATACCCATAAACTCTTATCTTCTGAGTTCTTTCATCAATTACTATATTAGGAGCTAAAGGAATGACAGCAGTTAACTTACTAAAAGGGCCAAATGTGTCAACGGAAGATATACCATATAAGTAGTTAGAGGAGCTACTTTTACCAGTCCATTCAAAAAATTTAGGAACATCATCGTCTATAACATAGCCATTACCACTAGTTGGGAAATCTTCTACACTATTTAGGTACATGATAGTATCCCCAGCCTCTACAGGAGTAGTTATATATCCACCTTTATTTAAATGAGTAGAAGCACTTACTTGAATACCTCGTAGTACCCCCGTATTTATATTATCTGCCGTGATCAATGATGCGTTAATAAACCCGCCAGATATTAGGGTATTTCCATTCGCTTGTGCGTTATCTATACTTGCCCCTAAATTCAATTGTGTTTGTGTAACATCAGCATTATCGTGAGGTTTAGTTCCAGTCTCATCTCCTATTGCAGCCCATTGAGTTGGGTTTTCTACACTAATCCACGAACTACCTGACCACCAATAAGGCTTGTTCTCGTCATTAGTATCATACCATAGATCACCTTTACCTTCTGGAGTAGGAGCAGTATCTTGATAAAAACTAACTATTTTACCATCAGCAGTAGACTGAGCAGTTGAAGCAGCACTTAATGCACTTTGTATATCATCATCTTGAACTTCTAACCAACTAGACCCTGACCATCTGAATAACTTATTTCCGTTATCTGTATCTATCCACAAATCACCAACACCCTCAGCAGTAGGGGTATTAGCCTGATAAAATGTAGTAACTTTACCATCAGCAGTTGCTTGAGCATTATTAGCGGCTGTTTGAGCATTTGTTATATCTTGTAATACTGTAGCAGCAGGTGTCCCATCTATATTATAAACATCATTGGCGGTGTTTTCGCTAGTAACATCAGCTCCATTAGCTACATTTATATCACTTCGTACCTCAGAAGCATTGCCTACATATATATTTCCACGAACTATTGCATTATTAAGTTCTGCCGTACCATCGGCATTAATACTCCACCCCTTTGTACCGGCATTATATGTATAGGAACGAATTAATGAACTTGTATGAGAACTGTCTCCAACTGTAAGATAGCTTCCCACAGTAAGATTATTAGTTAAAGTATCATCAGCTACTAAAGAGTCAGCAGCTACAGTACCTTTTACTAATAAAGATCCATCAATAGTTTCTACTACTATAGATGACCAGTCAGTACTATAAAAAGAGTCAGTGGATACCTTTGTGTCACCTTGATAAATTCTTTGCGCTATAATATCAGGATTAGTACTGCTCTGTACAGTTACTCTATCCCCAGGCACTATATTATTATCAGGATTTTCACTAGAATCTATAACTAATTGAGCTACGCTATTTGATGTAGTATCTGTTATACTATCACTGGCCCAATCTGAAGCAACACTATCAGAAGCTTCTATAGAATAGCTAACTCCCCCTCTTCTCCCTATATAATTCTTTGCAAAGTAAAAGTAATAAGTAGCTGCATTAGTAGTACCTTCTAAGTATACTTTAATAGGCAAATACCCACTATCTGCACTAACTGATTCAATATACGCAGTATTATCATCTTTTAAAGCCCCAGTACAACCTACACCAGTCAATACTTCGATACTAAACTCATCGAAACCCGGAGGGTAAGGTACGGCTAATAACTCTGCCCCTTCTTTTATAACAGAAACATCTGTAAACGCTTTACCGTTTATTCCTAATTCATTAGCTACAGGTGTTCCTTTCCAATCACAAAATATTTGCTGTGTAGATTTGGAGAGAACTATAGTATACCCTGTAGGTCCATTTCTTACTGCCTTAACAACAACTGGAGAAGACTCTAATATAGATACTTCTGTAGTACCGTCTAATTTATACGCAGTTGATACAGCAGTAATAGGAAAAGTATCGTAATTACCTAATGTTTCTGTAACCTCAAATACTCCTGAGGATACATTAGTCATGTCGTAACTATTTATGTTCCCTAATGCATCTGTTATTTCTATACTAACCCCTTCATGGGCCGGCATGTCTGTTACAGTAGCGGTGAACCTGATACTAGGAATTGAAGGGCTACTTTCATTTATATAAGGTACTATTAAGTCAGAACTCTCTAGTAATATACTTTTATTAGGAGTTAAACTATCTTCTGTAGGTATTTCCCAATAATCTTCTTCAGTATCGACATCAGGAGCTATAATACTCGGGTTTGTAGAGTCAAAATCTAAAGGATCATTAATAAATTTACTAGCTTCTATATTTATAGATAAATCTTTATTATATGTGACAGAGCTAATCAGAACTTTTTTAGTGTTACCATACAATTCATCATTTAACTCTAAAAAATCCCCTACTTTTACATTTAGGAGATCGTTTCTTGGAACTAGTTGAAATGACACACTACCTTCTATATCAAACTCTTTATTATAATAAATTATTCCTAGTTTTTGAGCTACTACTGAGTCTCTTAAATAAGTCAAATCTAGTACATTTGAGGATGGATTACTAACATCTGATGCACTACTCTGTGTACTTTTACTCCATACTAAAGCTTCTGAAGGTCTATCTTGAGGTATATCTTCATTTAAGCTAAACTTAATGTACCCTCCATCAGATGCTTTTATCCATGAAGGTCTAGAGCTAAAAGAGTTTTTAACTATATCTGTCCTTGTTAAGGATTTTACTACATCAGTAGAGTATGGGTATAACTCAACCTTATCTGTAATCCTAAGTGTAGCATTGCATTGTGTTAATAATGAAGATAATCTAGCTCTTCTGTCTATTTGATTATAAAAACCACCGTTCCAGTAAATTCCTTGACTTTCAAAAGTAGTCTTACTTGTAGCAAAAGTTCCTGCTGTATCAATTAAGCTTTCAGGTACCCCACAATCTTTTAAGAATTTAGTGATTACATCCACAGGAGAAGCTCCAGGTGAAGTAAAAGGAAGTTCTGTAGAAGTTACTCTAGTAGGCATATCTAAAAAGAAGTCACCGTCTTTCCAGAGACCATTAGCATCTACTTCATTATCCCCATCACTATCTGCAATAATAGCCTGAAATACTTTATACCCGTCAGATATAGATTGAGGGAAGTTATAAGTGCTGTCCCAGGTTGACTGATTAGGCCATTCCTTAGGAGAAGCCACTTTATCAATCGTATAGGTAAATGAACTATCTCCTAGAGCATAGTATCTTTTTCCATCACTAAACACTGATCTAAGAGGTATAAATGCTTTACCAAAAATTTGAGGTATAACATAATCATCTGACCTCTCAGTCTCTACTTTCCACACTTCTCTTGGGTGTAAGGTATTTGGGTGATCTCCTTCAAGATAGGTAGTAAGTATATTTTCCAAGTAAAAAGTTCCAGTTTTATAATACTGCTCTACCTTTTTAACTTTAAACTTCCATGTAGTATGTAAAGACCTATCAATCAACAGTTTTATAGTGACAGGCACAAAAGAGAACTTACTCTCTATAAGACCGTTATGTTCATCTAATAGATCCTCTTCAAGAGATAAGTTGTAAGAATCCTCACCCTTTACTATAGCATCAGTAAATAAAACTGTAAAATTAATATCGGCTGGATGTATAATAGCGTTGGAGTCTGAGGCAGCCTCATTTATTCCACTAAAAGAGGAGGGGTCTATAATACCTTCATAGTATGTACCTTGAAACTCTGTGTCTGCGGTACTCCAATTATATAATGTATCTTGAGTTTCTACCTCAAACAACCATTCAACTAACATTTATTATCTCCTTTAAATTAACCTTCTATTTTTCTAATACGCTGTTAGCAATACGTAGTACAAGTAGTTAATAAATTACCAACTCGTAATCGCCACACGTTCCCACGTATCAGCCGTTAAACACAGGCAACTCCGCAATCAACTCATCCACTGTATGTATTTCCCGTGTTCCTGCTTTCACGTCAGCCAGAATACCTCTTGCAGTTGTCCACACATCTTTATTCCATTCCCACACAGAAGAGCAGAAAGCGTAATGCTCATAAGTCTCATCGTCTGCATAGCTCTTGCAGTTGTGTACGTTGTCGAAAGCCACTTCGTTGGTCTCGTTATAATTGTCTACCTCTGCTTGTATGTATGCCGATACTGCATCTACACACTTATTACGATATTCACGTTGCTGTTGTGCCTGTAGCTGCTCGTCTAACTGCCATGAACCGTTTATGAAAACATGCGCTTCAGAAGGCTGCTGTTCAATCAACGTGCCACCATTAGCAATAAACTCTTCGTAGTCCGCCCACTCGTTGCAGTTTGGGTTTATCGCGTGGCTAATCTCTCCATCTTCGACCAGTATAACTTTGTCTGGCTTGTTTGTTGCTATGTATGTTTTTGTCATATATTTTACTCCTATTTATTGCTTACCAGGCGCTCAACAGATTGCCAGGAAATCAGATTACAAAAGCGGGGCGAAACCCGACATTGCTGTACCGAAGCGACCGATCGTAAAGCAAGTTGAGAAAGAACACCCCGGCATACGTGCTGTGGTTCCAGTAGCCGCCGCGGATCGGGAGACGCTCTCCCACGTTGCGCACAAGTATCCTGTCGCCTCCCAGCCCGGCACCTACGGGATAGATGCCCAGCGCGATTAGGAGTGCAGGCACTGAAACGCCTGTTTCGGCGGACAAACTCTCAAAGTACGTAATTGAGTATTCAGTTCCCGTGGATTGTGAAGTCAGGGTGGTATTTAAGATCGGCGATCCTGCGCCATTTGCGTCGGTAGCGTCATATTTCAGGGTGTCGGCTGTACCTGGTGTAACCAGAGACCCATCCTGCAAAATCGCTTTCCATTCGCTGCTAGTCGCGCTCTGGTCTTTCGTGTGGTCGGCAGCATTGTTGTCGGCAAGAATCTGAATCTCGCCGTCGTTTATCCGCATACCCCCTTGCCACTCCCACACATTACCGTGCATGTCGTGCACGCCGTGCATGGTGTGGTCGTGCGCCCAGGTTGCAGGGCCGGTGCCGGTGGCGGTACGTGCTGTGCCACTATCGCCGAGAATGGCAGCGGGGTCAGTAAGCCTTCCTGTCTCGTATTTGTAGTCGGCATCGCGCCCGTAGTTGTTGTTGCCATGCGGCATGGTGCCATTCTTCCACGCCCATAATGCCAGCGCAGACCATTCAGCATTCGTGGATAGGTGCCAGCCGTTACCTTTTGCAGCACACGCAGCCAGAGCTCCATTGAAGTCTATAAGATTGGCCGGATCGGCATCCGGCACAGATACGTAGTTACTCCCCTTCACACTTGCAAGATATTGCCCGTAATAGATAGCGTCTTTTTCTACCCCGTTTACTACGAACGCGGGGTGAACGCCCGTGCCAAGCGAAGCATCAATATCCTCAAGACGGAACTTCGGGATACGCACCATGCAGTTAGCGTCACCGAAATCATCGTAAATTATGGGGTTTCTACGCATATCTTCCATCGAATCTATGTATTTTTTATTGTAGTAATTCTTCTTATCCTCCGTAGCCATCGTACCCAGCATACCATTGGTTGGCACATGCTCAGGCTTGCGGCCTACCTTAACTACACTGCTCATTTACGCACCTCCTATTACGCCGAAGCGTTGCGGGGGAGTTACTTGTATTTGGTTGCCTTCTCCGTCATCTATCATGTAGGGAGCGGTTGAGTAGACGGATTCGTACTTGTCGTTAAGGGAGGTGTCGTTGAAGATAGTGGAGTAAAGAGTATCTGCTGTACCCTTGCCTGTGAACGGTGCTTCCGCTAATACCTCTACACCTTCCATGCTACGCCATTGAGTTGCTTCTTCGTCAGTTAATCTAAGATAAGCCAACATGGAGTTACCGTTTATTGCCGCTGGTGTGCGGGCTATTCCGGTAACTACTGGAGGTTGGGCAATAGTGCCGTCCTCGTTCTTTTTTAATAGGTCAGGGTAGTTTGTAGCTAAGTAATCTGTGAAAGTTGGGAAGTCCTGTATGTATATAATTGCGTCAATCATTTATTCCTCCGTGGTTAGGGCGATAAGGTTGTTATCGGTTAGGGCTTTGGGATAGTAGGATAGGTGTCGGATGTGGCCGTTGAGTTGGTTACTTCCCACCTTACTACCAATTTCTAAAGCTGTTAATCCTTGAGGTATTCCAGTAGGGATATCGGTCTGCAAACCTTCAACATTCCCAACAACACTAAATAAATCATTTGTAACCTTAAAGGCAATATTCCTCACCTGTCCTGCTGTTCCACTAGTTGATGTTATATACACATCGCCAGCATTATTATATTCAGAGCTTAGGTATCTTTTATACCCTCCACGAAGTTGTAACAAGATTGCGCTAGTTTGAACATTATGGTCACTCAGAACTACAAGATTTTGATAATTATCAGAATCAAAACTTGATGCCTCAACAACAACCGTCCCCTCTTGCTGATTATAAAAATCACTGAAGTCAGTGCCATCAATATAAGCCACATCCGCTGCACGAGTCGTAGCCGTTGATGTGCTGATGTCTGCTGCACGGGTTACTGGTGCTGAGGTTGTTGGGATGTAGGAAGTTGGGCGGTCGCCTTCTTCGAGTTGGGCTCCCCAGATGTATAAACCTGAAGTGCCGTCTCCGGCATAGCCAGACAATGAATTTGAATTAAAAACATACGCGATAAATTCACCTGTATCTGTAGCATCGGCAGTTAATACAACAGCACAGCGATACCATCCATCAGAGACACTTTCTATCAGTACATCATCAACACTGTTTGTTATGCCTATTGTACCGTTTGTTAAATCGAAATAAGCATAATCTGGGTAAATAAATCCAGCACCGGCTCCAGAAATTCTTAAGTAGTCGTATTCTCCTTTTTTAGCAAAAATAGATAGAGAGTATTGTACACCAAGAGTTACAGATGAAACCGTTTGGAGAGTCTTATGTGTAGCATCTACTGTCGATGCTATCAGTTTATCGGCTGTAGTTGTACCGTCAGGTGCAGTAACAGCGTTGGGGGTGATAGTTGCGTTTGCTTTAGTCCAATCCGCATGATCGAACTGCTCAGAATAAGTAAGCAAATTAGTCGAACTATCCTCAAGCAACAATTTAGGAGGAGCGGTTAAGTCAGCGGGGTTGTAGTTATACCTCGGCTCGTCTATACCAGCTATTTGTATATACCCGTTGCTATCATAATATAGTGCTGTAGAAGCACGAGAGGTGAAGGATATGTCCGAAGGTATATAGGGTGAAGGGGAGGAGCCTTCTTCTAGTTGGGCTCCCCAGATGTAGATGCCTGATGTTCCATCACCTGTGTAAACTCGATTGTCACCTGCAGAGCTTATTAAGTTAACTCTTGCTTTATGCTCTGTACATGCTGCTGTAGTTGTATAAGTAACCCAACATCTACGCCAACCATCAAGGAGTATGTCCATCCCTGCGTTTGTTATAAGTACATTAGTTGTTGCTAGTGGCCCAACATTTAAATCAAATGTGATAGCAGATGTTGCACTAATCTCCCCAATATGTACAGGTCGGATTTCCACATAATCACCAGAGTTACCCTTCTTAACGTATAACGACTTGGTAAATGTTCCCTCAGTTTGTGTCAGTATCTGCTCCATATAATGTTCTGCATTGTCAGTATTAGCAACCAGCTTATCTGCTGTCAACGTCCCATCTGGAGCAACTGCTGTGTTTGGTACTACAGCTGCTTCTTTTTTAGTCCAAGCCGCATTCCCAAAGTCCTCACTATAAGTAAGTAAATTAGTCCTGCTCTCCCAGATACTAAGTCCTTTACACTCGCCTGTCACAGGGTCGTGGTCGATAGTAGGTTCGTCTACATCTGCGTAGCAGAGCCTACATTTGTGGTCGTAGTAAGACTTATTAGATGCACGACTAAAGGTGATACGTGGGTCTATCTCTTTGCTGTAGAAGTCGAGTAAGAGAGATGGGCGAATGCTAGGGTATTCGAGCATCCCGTACATAGCCAACCAATCACTAGATGATGTTGTGGGTTCGCTAGTTGTTATGTCGGTTAGGTTATTTAATAAAGTCCACATTATACCGTTATGGTAGACGGATGCTGGGATTGAGAGAGAGCCTGTTAGGTTACTCCAGATACCTGCGTAGTTAGCAGAAGAAGCTGCTGCCTGTTCTGATTGGCTTGCGGAAGTAGCAGAAGCAGCAGCATTAGACTCACTAATTGATGCGTTATTAGCGGAAGTTGCAGCATTAGATGCACTGGTAGCGGCGCTAGAGGCACTAGAGGCTGCATTGGATTCACTTGTTGCTGCGTTACTAGCAGATGTTGCAGCGTTGGATTCGCTAGTCGATGCCGCGCTGGCTGAGTCTTCTGCTTTAGAGGCCCAATGATAGGAAGAATATTCATCTACTTCGTTACCTTCAGGCACTAGTTGGTCTTCAGGGTATTGTGCCCAATTGTAGGATTCTGTAGCGCTTTCATAAGCTTCAGCATAGGGGTTAGCAAAAGGTATCCTTTCCCATACACTACCTGTAAATATTATTATATCTCGTGCTACCCAAGTAGAGTTACCGTCTATAGTAGTAGTACCTTCAACTGATACAATATAGTACCTACCATTAGAACCTACTCCCGATGAGATAGTAGGTGTATTAGTAGAAGCATCCCAAGTACCTGCAAATTGTAATTCTCCGGAAACCTTCCCGGTAATATAAGCATAGGATACTTGCTTTATATTTTCTTCATCTTTATCAAATAACAATAATGTATCTTCATTAGAAGGGTCAGTTGTTAATATAGGATAATAATTAAATTTCTTACTCATGGTTTAATCCCTTCTACTCTCAAAGTTATTGAGCTTATAGTTCTATAATCACATATATTCCCCCGTTGAACTCTAGTTAAAGGAGTCATAAATCTAACAGTGTAGGTATACCCGTCGGATGGATGTACCCAATAGAAAGTTTTTTCTCGTCCATTAGCTTTAGTATAAGACACCCATAAACTTTCTATAAAAGAAGTTTCGGTTAATGTTAAAATTTCCCACTCAAGTGAAATATCAAAGAAAATATTTTTTGAAAATGTGGTAACATTAACAGTGCCGTCGTCAGCTTCATATAAGTTTTGAATTCTATTAGCAGAGTCACTTAAAGTCCGCTGAGGAACTATATTAAGTTCCTCAGCGGTATAATCTGCTTCTATAATATTTAAATAGTCTCCCATTGCCATATTAACGTACCTCTTGTCTTACTGCTTTATGAGTTTCATGGTCAGTTCTATGCCACTCTACATGGTAGTCTTTCATTTCTCTGGTCCCTAAGTATACTTTAACTTCCATATTAGAGCCACCTCCATTGTTAGCCGATAAAGCTTCGGCGATAGCATCTGCAATCATCTTAGTAGAGTCTGAGTTAGAGTAAATTCTGCTAGAACCAGTGTACTCTAGCTCCGGTCCTTGTTCCCCTACCAATCTCCAGCCGCCCGTATGGTAACCACCTGTGGCGTACCCAGGCAAATTAATCCCAAGGGAGTTCTTATAATTCTCATAAATATCAGAACCAAACATGCTTTCTAAGTAGCTTTGCGTAGATGCCCTACGTAAGTCGCCACCTTCAAGGCTGTTGACAATTGCGCTAACTAGGGTGTTACCTTCTAGGTCAGAGTAAGCCCATTTTAATATTTGGTCTGAGGAAGGAGACTCCCCCAATATATCTGTTAGTACATTTTCTACATAGAAGTATCTGCTACCATCCACAGAGTCGGAAAACATGGATGCAGTTTCTTTTGCCTCTTTCAAAATTCCCATTGTGCTATCAAAAGCATCTCTATAGTTACCTCCATATGCAGCCATATAGTCTAAGTAATTTTCTGAGAATCTTGTGAAGCTATCTACCGCATCTGTGAGTTCCTGTGGAGTTCTAGCATTAGCTATGGCGTCCTGCAATTCTGAATAGGTGCTTTCATAATACTCCATTGACTGGACAGGAGATTTATCAGAACCTAATAATTTGTTTATTAAGTCATCAATTGACTTAGTTGAATTATCTCTAGCTTCCGCTAATTGATCTTCGGCGTTAGCTAAAGTTTCAGTTCTGTCAATATAATCTTCAATATTATATATCTGCATTTGAAGCTGTTTACCAACTTCAGTAAGTTGTCCAAGAGCTTCTTTGCGTTCCATTGCAGTAGCTTGTTCTTCTTTACCTAGTAGATTAAGAATCTCAATTTGTTGGTCTTGGTAGCCTTGTAAATCCTCAAGAGCCCACACCTGTTCTTGTACGGCACGTACCGATGGTGCGAGTGCTTCTAACTCTCGCTTTCGCTCTTCTGCTATAGCATTAACTCCATCTCCTGAAAGATAAAGTATCTCTAACTCTAGGTCTCTGCGTTTTTCTAATTCTTGGAGAGCCCACACCTGTTCCTGTTGTGCAACTAGAGCAGGGTTTAATTCTCTAAGAGTTTCTAATTCTTTTTCTCGCTCTAATACTAGAGAAGCGTACTCTCCTTGTAAAATACGAACGGACTCGGCTTCAAACTCAAATTGCTTGTCAGATACTTTTTCCAGATAAGCATAGTATTCATCAAGCTTTTCTGTAGAAGTTAATAAACTAGTAAAAGTATCCCTACCTTTTTCTGTAGTTAAATCAAAAGTTCCCATTAAATCTACAAAAGCATCTCTAGTTTTAGGTAGGGTAAGATTATACCCTTCAAATATTTTTTCTAGTTGAAAAGAAGACCTAGCAAAACGATGCGCTTCACTTGTAAACGACTCAGAGAATGTTTCGGCAGCTTCCTGGAAATCTTTTAGACCTCCAGCTTGATCCGCTAAGTCCATTGATACTTCGACTTCTTGTGCTAAGTCTTTAAAACCGTAGTCTAAATAATCAAGAAACTCTTGTATTACTACATTTGTTGATGCTACTCTGAACCCTGTCTCTGCAAGCCCTTCCTCTAACTGTTGATAATCTTTCAACCAGTCACCTAGTATATCTTCAATTAACATATCCCCCATAGTAGAATATGCTTGCTGCAAATGTTTCTCAAGGTCTTCGGGGGAAACCCAAGTGGAAGAATGTCCATTATCTGTTGCTCCTGAGATAATTTCTACTCCAATACCTTTCATAGTAAGAGCGTTAATCTCATCCGCACTTTTACCAAACATCATTGCCAGATCAGTAGTAGAAGATGCCACTTCTGTGTACATATTTTCCCACAGTCTCTGAATATTAGCAGTTTGTTCAGAATAAGCTTCTCCTGCCCCTTCTATAAGGTCAAATTCATAATCTCTAATACTACTAGACTTTGTCTGCCTAGCTGTAGTCTCTAAATTAAGTGGGATTGGTTTTCCTGCTAATACATCCTGTAAAGTAATATCCTCACTAGTTACATGAGCTCCGTAAGTGTACCACCCACTTCCCATACCAGCTTCAGAATAATATTCACTAAGAGTGCTACCTCTTTGTGATTCCCCCCACTCAGGTATATCTCTAACTAAACTGAGATTAAGGCCCTTGACTCCAGAGTTAAGATTATCAATACCGTCAGATATAGCTCTTAACTGGTAATATTCTTTTGCATGAATTTCTTTAAGTAATTCATCAGTTTTTGCATATGATTCTGAAAAATCATCAGAACCTAATACTGTGCTTTGTACAGACTTGCCACCCACGGAAAATCCCGCAGACATTGATCCAGTACTTGCTGAAACCTCACCAGAATCACCAAATTCAGTTGAGGAAATCTGGGCAATTTGTGCAGCACCAGTAGCTGCAGCGGCCGCTGCTGCAGGTATATTTGCAGGAGCAGGTATATTAGCCATTGCGTTCATGACAGCAGCAGCTGTATTTATAACAGCAGCTCCCATCTGCATTTTCTTAGCTTTTTCAAACCCTTCTTTTGTAGAAGTATCTTGTTGGTCTGCTATAGCTCCTAATGTACTCCCTACTGCCTGACCATATTGAGCATACATAGAAATTTTGGAGCGAGTTTCTGATTCTGTTAACTTAGCTCCTTGTTTCTGTATGGTAGTTTCTTCTTTAGTAAGATCAATACCTTTTATTTGCTTATCAGCTATTGTAGATAACTGATCAGCGTAGGTTTCATTGAATTTAGACCTGACACTAGCTAAGTCCTCAAAAGTTTTCTTAGACTCAGTATATATTTCTGGGAAAGTAGAGAGTGAACCAAGAATATCGTTTATAGGAGTATCGACTTTCGATAAGTCTCCAAATACTTTAGACAGACCCTCAACTAAATCCATGTCTTCAAAAGCCGAGGTAATATCAGTAACCATACTATCAACTGCATCGGAAATATTAAACTGAAGTTGTAGTTTTTCTTGCTGCATTTGTGCTACTAAATTATCATACCCAGCTAACGCAGCTTCTTGTGTTGCTGTTTGCAAAGCAGGTAATTTTGTCATTACTTGGTCTATCTTACCAACTAAATCAGTCTTCCCAGCAGCTTCGGCTTCAGCACGAATTACTTCGAGCTTGAGGTATTGAAGTTCGAAATCTAAATCTATTTGTTCGAGCTTAATATTAAGTTCTTGCTTAGCAACCTCTAGTTTACGGGAAGCAAGTTGCTCGAAAGCTTCCAATTCTGCTTGAGCTTGATTTACTGGCTCAGTAGCTTCATAACTTCGTCTTTCAGAAGAGTCAGAATCAGTGCCGAAAGTTGCCCGTTTACGGGCCATCTCGGCGCGTTGGAGTTCTCTTTCTACTGCTTTTTCTTGTAAATCTAGGTCTTCTTTAGCAATATCAGATAAGTCTTTTCTAATATCTAGGAGATCAGAAGCGATACTATTTATTTCTTTTCCAAGTTCAAAATCAGCTAACTTATAAGCAAGAGATTTTTCTTCTTCAGAGACTCTTTCTCGATTATTTGCCGCTATCTCACTATCTAAAGCCTCAATCTTTCCTTGGATTTCTGCTTTATTAGTGGAGTGCTCCAAGGACTTTTGGAGTAAGTTTTTCTGCTCCCTAAGCCCTTTATTTTGTGCATCTATGCTCTTATCAAGCTCTGCATAATAATTTTTAAGAGCCTCGGCGTCAGTATCTAGATCACGCGTATCTTTAATTCGCTCTGCTGCGGACTTGAAAGCCTTAGCATTGCTTTCTGCCTCTGCAATAGAAATTGAAACTTCTTTCCACTTGGCTACATAGTCTTTTAGTCCTTCTAGGTCTGGGTTTCCACCAAGAGCATTTTGTATACTTTCAGGGAGCTCTTTAAAAATAGCATTTAAATTTTCAGAATCACCTTTAGCGTTTTCTATAGAAGAAACCATAGTATTTAATGAGCCTATAATATTTGCAAACGGCTCATCCTCTACTTTTAAAGAATCTCTAAATGCAATATCAAAAGACCTTGCAGTATCTGCCATACCCTGCAATTCTGTGGAGATTTGTTTAATGGCTTCTAAATCCTTTTGCATAAGATCTAATACCATTTCTTTCAATTTATTGGAGGCACTCTCATCCATTAAGATTTTCCGGTAACCTATAATATTGTTTAGATTCTTAGACATTGCTTCTGTCACATTATCATGTGATTCTATTTGTGCTATTGCGCTACCAAGTAAATTAGATCCAATTTCTTTATAGGTTTCCGCAGAAGTTTTTTTATACTGTTCTTGCGCTTTTTTTAATTCCTTAGTAGCTTTATCATATGCATGAATGGCTTTTATACTTTCAGCTATTTCGTAGGGGTCTACTCCTAAACTAGTTAAAGGCCTCTGATTAGAAACAGTGGCTGAATTCACGAAGAAATCCCAAGCTTCTCCACCTTCTTTAGCAGCCTTCGCAGCTTCTCCCCCTAAGTTTTCAAAAGTTCTATTATACTCTTGTTGAGCATTAGTTAATTTCTGCAAATCACGAGTTTTTTCTGCTGAAATTACTTTATTTATACCTGATACGATCTGATCGTATACACCTGTTTGGACTCGCAGAGAAGCAGTGTATATTTTTGCCCGCCTATCGGCTTCAGAAATTTCTTTAGATAAAGCCTCAATTTTTTCTAATGTACCAGAGAGGGAATCTTCGATATCTTTGAAGCCTTCAAAGCTTTTTACAATTTCATCTACTTGCTTTTCTATGTCTGATTTCCCAAAAAATTTATCCCAAGCAGCCTTTAAAGCGCTAAAAGCAGTTACAGCAATACCAATATAAGGTAACCACCTTAAAAAAGTAGTCATAACAATTTTAGTGGTTGTAGCTACACCATATAAAGCTGCTTTAGTTGCTATTAACCCTTTATTAAATATATTAGTATATTTAGTGCTAAGAATTAATGAATTTTTATATGCTATATTAGCATCTTTAGAGAATCTGAGGGCTGTTGCGAAATCATTTTGTTGAGCTGCTTGCAATGCAACTGCTCGGTAGTTGGCGGCCTCCGATCTATTAACTGCTGCCTCAATAGGTAATAGCTGAGATCTAATTTCTTTATAGCTTTGTAATTCTTTAGTTACGGCATGTTGAGCTAACTGCTCTTCCGAAAGTGTTTTACTTAATTTATTCTTTGTAGCTGTAAGCTGCCCTATCTTACCTGTAACAGAAGCCATGGCGGTAGAGTACTCTCTTTGAGTAGCAGTACCATCTTTTAAAGCTCCAGAAACTTCTTTAAGTTTAGGAGGTAGCTCTCCGCTCAAGTCTATACTTTTAGTTTCCACAGCTACTAAATTGGTCATAGCTTCAGCATTATCTGCAGCTGCCTCAGTAACTTCATACATAGCGGGCAACATCTTAGAAGCTACAGAAGTGCCAAACAAGCCAACAACACCTATTAGAGCACTAGTATTATTAGCAATTAAATTTAAGAAAGGCCCCAATCCTGTATTAACTAGTTTTAAAACATTCTTTGTAAGGTCACTAAATCTAGCAGCTAATTGATTATAAGGATTTGGGTCTATCTTTTCAGCAATCTGGCCAAATTTATCCGTACCTTGGTCAATAATAGCATTTGTAAATGCCATTCTACGTTCAAAATTAGTAAGACTATCTACTGTTTTTCCTACATTTTCAGCATAGTTTCTAGTAACATCATCCAGACGAACCATAATACCTAGTTCGTCAAGAATTTCAGGCTCTAGTTTAGCAGCACCTCGTACAAGACGAGACATTGCGTCTTCCATATCACGACCCAACGCAAGTGAAGCACCTTTCGCCACGCGCGTTAACTCTTCCATTTGGGTTGTTGAGAATCCAGCACTAGTGCCTAAAGCTACGGATTCCATAGCTGATTGGGTAGAAATAGCAGCTCCAGTAATTTCACGTAGCTGATCTGCAATATACGGAAGATTCTGGC